GTGCAGTTCGATGTGATCTTTTGTTTTGGTGTTCTCTATCACTTAAAACATCCCATGTGGGCGTTGGAAAAACTATGGCAAAGTACCAGGCCAGGTGGCAGCATCCACATTGAAACCGCGATTCTGGACGGCGTCCTCAGCCCATATAGCAACCAAGCTCCGCATGAAAACGCGGTGTTTGCCGAAGTTTATCCCGAGGACCAATTTGGAAAAAATCCAAGCAATTGGACCGTTCCGACCTTGAACTGCGTCGACGCATGGTTGCAAAGCACTGGTTGGAAGTGCGAGAAAACCTGGAAATTGACACCGTTCCCGTTGACGATCAGTCAGGTGCGAGGTTTTGCGCACGGCGTAAAACTTGACAACAGTTGACGGCAACTATAAACTCTGCTTATTGAATCGCGAAAACTCGGACCCCTTATTAGCGGCCAGGAAGCGACTGACCAACTCTCACCAAGTTGGCAGTGCTGACCGCTAACTATCTCGGTCGTGGACTGCCAACGCAATTTGGAGTCCACCCATGAAATCGATTACCGAACTGCAAGCCCGCGCGGAAGCATTGGGCGCTGAGGCCGAAGCGATCGTCGCTCTGGCACAATCTGAGAACCGAGAGCCGACCGCTGAAGAGCAAGCTCGCTTTGACGAAATCGTTGGCGCTGACGACAAGCCTGGCTTGATCGGTCAGATCCGAACGCAAATCGAAAAGAAGGAAAAGCTCGACGCTGACCTCGCAGTCATTATGGCTCGCAAGGAAGCAGCAATTGCCGCTCCTGTCGCTCAGCAAAAGTCGATCAAGATTCCTGCTCGAGCCCGCGCAGCGTCTAAGGTCCAAGGTTTCGCTAGCGAAGAGGATGCTTACGTCTCTGGTCAGTACATCCTTGCCAACCTGTTCAACAACAAGAAGGCAAAGGCATGGTGCAAGGACCATGGCATCAAAGCGACCATGACCACGTTCGACAATGTTTCGAGCGGGTTCCTGGTGCCTGAGGCAATGGAAAACGCGGTCGTCGAACTGCGTCAAGAGTACGGTGTGTTTCGTCGTGAGGCTCAAAACGTCACGATGCCTGCTCCCAAGTGGAAGATTCCGAAGCAGACCAACGAGGTCACTGGCTACTGGATGTCCGAAGGAACGACGATCACTCCGTCCGACCTGACGCACACCATGGTCGAACTTGACGCCAAGAAGTTGGCTGCCACCGTGCAAATCACTAGCGAACTGAATGATGACGCCATCATCTCGGTCAGCGAAATGGTTGCTCGCTCGGTAGCTCAAACCTTTGCTCAGAAGGAAGACGAAGCTGGCTTTCTCGGTGACGGGACGAGCACCTATGGCGCGATCATGGGTCTTGCATCCGCGATTGCCGCTGGTTCGGTCGTCACCGCGACTAGCCGAGCTACTTTCGGTGTGCTGACCTTTGGTGACTTTGAGGCCATGGTTGGTGCTCGCAAGCTTTGGCGAGGCAATAGCAATCCGAAGTTTTACATCAGCCAAGCGGGTTGGGCCGCTTCGATGTTGCGACTGATGGATGCTGCTGGTGGCAACAGCATTGTGGATCTGCAAAGCGGTGCTCGTTCGTACTCGTTCCTCGGCTACCCAGTAGTCATCAGTCAAACCCTTGAGTCGCGACTGACCGGAACGACAACGGCGAGAGCTTGCTACTTTGGCGACTTGGCACAGACAGCGATCCTTGGCACGCGCCGAGGCATTTCGCTCGCCGTTGACAATTCGCTCGGGTTCCTCAGCGACACCATCTACTTGCGAGCAACCCAGCGAGTGGACATCAACGTCCACGATCGCGGTGATGCTAACAACTCCGGTGGGTTTGTTGCACTGAACTTTGGCTAATCGCTAGTTCCTCCTAGCGCATGGGGGCTAGGCTTTCGGGCTTAGCCCCCTCTCTTCCAACCAACATTTTTTTGCAAGGGTAAAACTAAGATGGCTAAGGCTCAACAAGCTCTGGATTACACAATCATGCTCGCTCCGGTGACGGCAGCGACCGCATCGCGAACCGCTTCGGTGGATACTCGCGGCGCGGACTACGCGACCATTCTCGTAACGCTCGGTGCTGAGGCGAACACCAACAGCACCAACGTGACGCTGCAACTTGCAGAAAGCGACACGAACGGAAGCTTTGCTACGTTCAACTCGAATTTCAACCGCGTCATCGACAACACGGCATCGGTCGTCGTTGCTTACCACGTCAATCTGCAAGGACGCAAACGCTTTCTGCAATTGACCATTTCTCCCGACACTGGCGCGAATGGCGCGGTGATCGGTTCGGCAATGTCGGTACTCGACCTTGAGTACAAGAACGTAGCCGCAAGCAGCAACGCTGACGTTGTTGTCGTTGGTTAGTTTCAAGTTAGCGCTAGGAGGAACAAAAGCGATGGCTAAACAGGTTCGTGTTCGAGCGGTGATGACAACGGGTCGGCATGAGATTTCTTATGCCAGGACGTGGATTGATCGCTCGCTCAGGCAAGCGGGAGTGCCGCTCGCTGTGTCATTCGGTGTGTACTACGGACAACTGATGCAACGCATGTTTGAAGACGCAATTAAGGATGATCTTGATTTCGTCGTGACGGTCGACGGTGACAGCGTTTTCACAGGTGACCAGGTGCATCGATTGATCTGCATTGCAGCGAACGAAAATATGGATGCAGTTGCATCAATGCAAGTTCGACGCGGGATCAAAAGCCTGCTTGGGTTCAAGAAAGGGCAAACGTCTGCCGTGTGGGATGGAACTCCCATCGAGGTCGATGCGGCACACTTTGGATTGACCGTGCTGAATGTCAAGAAGTTGGCGATTACTCCCAAACCATGGTTCTACTGCAAGCCCGACGACAAGGGTGAATGGGGTGAAGACCACATTGACTCCGATATTTGGTTTTGGCAGCAGTGGAAGGAGGCTGGCAACAAGTTGTACATCGACCCAGGTTGCCGCATCGGACACGTTGAGGAGATGGTTGTCATGCACAATGAGGACATGGTGCCAACCCATTACTATCCCAAAGATTGGGACGCGATGATGATGGAGAAGAAAGATGATACGACTGCTGAAGGACTGGAAGAAACATCGAGCGGGAAAGGTGATCGATGTCCTGACCCCAGGTGTAGAGGATCTGCTTGTCAATCGCCTGAGGATTGCCCAGTATGAAACTAGTGCCGGAGCTGGTGACCAAAGCGATCGCGGAACCACTGACCTTGGCAGAAGCCAAGAAGCAAGTGGAGATTTCGTCGAGCGACAGCACGCACGATCAGCAACTGCAAATGATGATCGAGGACGCAAGGCAGCAGTGGGAAAGAGACACCGATAGCGTGTGCTGCTTCCAGACCTACAAGGTGCGGTTGCGAGCGTTCTACGATGAACTAAAACTCCCGAAAAGCCCAGTTCACAGCATCATTCACATCAAGTATTTCAACGCGGACAACACGCTGACTACTTGGCCGAGCAACAAGTACCAATTGCACGTCGACGAGGTACGGGTCGCTTACCTGGAGACCATTCCTGCCTACGCGGCTCGATGGGACGCTTGGGAGGTTCAATACAAGTGCGGATACTCGCAGGACCAATCGCTAGTGCCGGCGATCGCAAAGCGAGCCATGCTGCTGCTGGTTGGCTACTACTTCGACGCCAACCGGGGCGATAACGATCGCGTAAATGACTTGAGAGCCTACGAGGCGTTGGTTGCCAAGTTTATGCGGAGTAGCTACCCATGAGCGGACGAAACAACCGCATTAAGACATCGGCATTTCGCCAACGCTGCAACATCGAACAGGTGACGGAGACGCAGGACGGGTACGGTCAACCGATCGTGACGTGGAGCGACTTTTTGGTGAATGAGCCGTGCCAGTTCATCCCGCAATCGGGTACCGAAAACATGCGAGGGCGAGAGCTTGAGGCAAGTATCGCTGCCGTGTTTCGCGTCCGCAAGCGACCTGGCTACAACGTCAAGATGCGTGTGAAGTTCAACAACGAATTCTACGGCATCAAGTACATCAACCCAGTCGAAGGATTGGATCGATACCTCGAACTGATGGTGAGTTCATCGTGATTCAATTCAAAATGAAATTCGATGACAGGATATTGAAGGCGATTGGCGACTTGCCGTACCAAATTCAGTACAAGTGCATCGACCCGGCCGCTCGCAAGATGGCACAACCAATTGTGAGACAAGCGAAACTTGACCCGCCAAGCAGTCGCTCTCTGAGTGGTACGCAGCGGTGGGCCCAAGACAAGTCGGTTGCCCCAAGAGATAAGTGGTCGCAATCAGCAAGAACCAAATACGAACGAGACGATTCCGGTCAGCATGTTATCTCGAAGTACCGCAAGTATTCCCGAGGTGGCATTTTGTACATCGGTATGCAAGCGACCAAGCAGGGCATGGGTCGCAAGATGCACTTTCGGCTGCCTGTAACTAAAGGCGAACGCAAGTTGTACTACTGGGGCCGACCTGGACAGATTATCACCCAGCAGAGCGGTCGATCAAAACAAACCGTTACCTATACTCGCGGCCAAAGCAAGCGAGCTATTAAGCGTGAACGAAGCAGTCGATACATACAGCCTGGTAGCACAATCAAGCTGGAGCGAGCGCACTTTTTGAAACGGGCGTACCAAAAGACGTTTAACCAGTCACTAGGCATATTCCAAGCCGAGTTTTACAAACAAGCGGAGGGACTGACTCTTGGCTAGAAATTTACGACTTACAGACACTGTATCAATTGCGAGCAGCGGGACGGTCTCTACCACGGCAACCATGGAGTCCAACCGTATTCCATTGGCCGTGCTACTGCCAGCCGCGTTCACTGGAACCTCATTGAACTTCCAAGCGTCAGCTGACGGATCGAACTTTTTTACGGTCTACGATGACGGCACGCTCTATGCACCCGCCGTCAGCACATCGCGATGGGTAACGCTGAAGCGATCGGCAATGGACTCGGTCAAATACATCAAGATCGTTTCCACATCAACGGAGACTGCGGCTAGGACCATAACCTTGGTGAGTGGTGAATGAGTGCCATTGGCAAAGCGTTCAGAACGAAAGTCCTTAGCTATGCTGCGGTATCTGGCATCGTCGGCCAACGCATGTACAGCGATGTGCTTGTCGAGAAATGCCAACTGCCAGCGATTTGCTTTTATGTCACCTACACCGAACGCGAACACACAATCACAGGTTTGTCCAAAGCAGCACATGCACACATTACGGTCGAATGCTACGCAACGAGCCGCGATGGTGCCTCGCTGCTGTCCAAAGCGATTCGTGAGACTGGCATCGATTCATTTAGAGGCTTGGTTGAGAGCCATAGGTTCTGTGGAGTGGAGTACGTCTCGGGTGACGAGTATTTCACAGACCCTCCAACCGATGGCAATCAAGTCCCAAGGTACGTTTGTTCGTTTGATGTTGTTGTTCACTATCAGGAGCCGTAAAAATGCCTAAGAGTATTGCCGACACTGGCCTAGGTGCCACCATCGCAGGGACTGGTCTTGTGACCACCGAAATCACTCGTATTGGCGAGTTGACGATTGGAGTGGATGCACTGGACATCACTCACCTCGGAACCGCTGGAATGAAACGCATGCGTCCCGGCGACCTGCGCAACAATCCTGAAGTCGAAATCGAGTTTAACTGGCTGGGTGCCGCGCCGCCGATCACTACGGCCATGATTCCGACCGTTGAGCCATACGCAGGCATCACCGCCACGGTGACATACCCAGAAGGTGGCGGGTCAGTCGCTGGAACCGTTTTCGTGAAGAGCGTCAAGTTTCCCAACGCAGCGCAAGGTGAAATCATGAAGGGGTCGTACACGATCCAGTTCGATGGTGCCACCGCGCCTGCGTTCACTACTACTTCCTGATAAAGGTGTTTCATGTCTGTTGAACTGAAACCAGATATGCGGATCGATTTCACTGGCAAGCAAGTCGAGTTTACTCAGTGGCAAGTGTACGTCGACGACAAGCACGTCGCGTACCTAAACCACCAAGAGAACTCGGAGTTGCTGCCGTGTCGTGTGAACTTTCCGGTGGAGCGGATCCCAGAGATCGTGAAGGCTTGTGAAGAGGAGCGAGAGCGACTCGGCAAGCCGTCTACGGTCAGGCCGCCAGCGGAATACAACTTGCGGTTCATCGAGTGCCGCAAGGTTTTGGACGAGCAACTTGTATCGGATGAGGATGACGATGAATAAGGACGATTTCAAAGCACTGCTTTCCAAGCCACTGACTGTTAAGCCGGTGGAAGTCTGCGGGATGAAGTTTCACTTGAAGAAACTGACCGAAGAGGAAGGCATCAAGCGCGACTTGGCAGTACAGACCAAGGAGGGCGAGTTTCAATGGGAGAAGTTCCGACGCGTCACGCTGTCGCTAATGCTATGCGATGAGCATGGTGCTAGCCTCGTTGATGATGCAGAGGAACTCAAGTCCCTCGACTTGGAGCTGGCTGATGGACTGTGGTCTGCTGCCAAGGAGTT